CTCTCAAGAACGGAAACCAATTCGTTCATCTTTCATCCTCCTTGACGGATTCGTCCACAATCGAAGCGTTGGAGTCGGTGCCGTTGTAGTAGAGTTCATCGTTCCTCCTCTGCTCCTCCAGCTCCCTCTTCACACGCTCTTCCTCCACATCCACATCAAGTACGACAGGGTTGAACTCGTGAATCGTCCTCTGGCTCACACCAGTCTCCTTGAGCTTGCCTGCGTCCTCTATGAGCTGTGACATGTTAATCATCATGGAGCGGTCGAGCTTGACCAAGACCTTGTAGCCCTGGGCCTCCTCGAACGTTCCATACCCCATCATCTCCCACCACTTGTCGAAGAAGTACTTGACATCATCAACGAAGTCCTGGAAGTGCCTTTCCAGTCCATCGGTGTAGCCGTCAAGGTTCTGATAGAGGGATTTTATGACCATCTGGTTGGGGTTGCCGTTGAAGCGCAAATCCTCGTAGTCAACGCCATAGCCGAACTTTATTATATCCCTTCTAATCGACTCCATCTTCTTCTGGTATGCATCAATCTGCGTCTGCGCCTGTACATAGTACGCATCGCCGTCCGCATCAAGCGACATGGTGCGAGTCATCTTGGCAAGCTCACGGGCTTCAATCAAGTCACGCACATCGGGGCTTATCCCCTTGAAGACCAAGAGAGGGTCGAGGTCGTCAAGAAGACCGTCCGCTGAACGGCTGTCCAGCATGTCGTATGTGTCCACGTAACGCTTTATGAAGGACAGCAACGTCCTTTCATCGTCAGTGCCCTTCAGACACACGAACGGAATCCTGCCCCACGATACAGGCTCCTCACCTGCAAACATGTGTCCGTCAATGGAGTTGCCCTCGCTGTCAACGAACATCGGAACCTTCTCATAGCCGTTCGTGACGTTGAACACCTCACGGGTGTCCTTGTCCCAATACTCCGCATACTCCGTTGTGGTTGGGCTGTTCGACTGGTAGTAGTCAACGGTGTAGTCGTATACAAGCCTGTCCAGTTTGTCATGGTTCCTGTCAGACCACACAGGGTACACGAGCTGCCCCGGAACGTCCTTCATGCAGAACTCGCCGTCCTCGTCTATCCATACATAGCACCACGCCTTGCCGTGGTTGACCGCCTGGCCTGCAAGCTTGTAGGACAGCTTGTACAGAAGACCATCGCAGAACTTCTTCCAGACCCTGCCGTAGCCGTCCGTCTTAAGGTCAACCTCCGCCTCGGTGTCGGTGGAGACGTTGAGTATGAAGGTCTTGGCGAAGCCGTAGTCCTGCTTCTGCTGCACAAGGTTGCGGAGGAACTGCGAATTGTGCTTGATGTTGGAGGCGTTGGGGTTGTCTATGGGGTTTCTGTCCTTGTCATAGAACACCCTGCTCTTCTTCTCAATCTCAATGTTGTGTCCCTCGTAGTACTCATCCGCAACCTCCATGTCGGAAATCATGGGCGAGCCCTTCCATGTGTTGACGATTATCTGCGTTATGGCAGCCGTTCCCAAAGCGGGACTGAATATAGTATTGTCTTTCCTATCGTCCATCATACCACCATATTACACCATACGTTGGAAAAAGCAAAGCGTTTCACCTATCGTCCAAAGCCCTGTCCGCTATGGCCTTGAGTTCCTCCTCATTGAGGAAGCCCCTGTCATGGGAGACGATTATGTACTCGCCACCGTCCTTCTTTATGGATATGTTTCCGTTCCTCGTCCTAGTAACGGTATATCCTCTGTATTCCATGCAAACCTCCTTTATACCTGCACTCCGAACTTGCTCAAATCCTCACAACCATATCGGAGGGCATCCGGCAGATGTGAATATTCATGGTCGGGTTCGTTCAATATCTTGTCCGTGTTCCTGTCACGCTTCCACGAATACTGCGAAAGGGCTATTATCATGTTCTCGCATCTTGGATTGACGACAATCTGATAGTCCTGCAGCTTCTGTATTCCACCAAGGACGCTTCCGCTCCCCTTCCTTGCTGCCTTTATGCCGTTCAGACCAAGCAGCCTAAGCTCGTTTATGGTGCGGGGGTCTTCGCCGTCCGCTCTTATCATGGTCTTGCCAAAGCCGTCATTGACAAGCCTTTGTGCAATCTTCCTATTCTCCATGCACGTCTCATGGAACTCGTAGAAGACGTATATCTTGAACGCCCTCTTGTCCGCATACGCACCGACAAAGGCGGTCGGGTCGGTGTAGCCGAAGTCCATTCCATGCACAGATACGAAGCTTGGAAGCCCACGTGCGTCCTTGTCCCTTCTATGTTCGTTTATAAGCTGTTCTATGTCGAAGTCCTCAACCGTCCAGTTGCTGTATATGAGACCTTCGCTGACCCCCCATTCCCCAAGCCCTTCTATTCGATAGCGTTTGGGGTTGATTTCCTTCATCTTCTCATACACGTCAATGTCGTCCTGTCCAAGGAACTCGTTGACCATGTAGTTGGTCGTCATGGCTAGGGTGTTCTCGTCCGGGTTGTCGAAGAACCTGGCCTTGAGCCAATGCTTGTCAGACCAAGGGTTGAAGGTGAAGGTGAACTGCTTGAACAAGGGCGCAGGAAGCTCACCTCTGATTGAGAGGTCTATCTTGTTGAAGTCCTCCTCGGACTGCATTTGAAAAGCTTCTTCGTAATTCCGTTGCGACTCCACCGTTTCCGCAGAATCTCTCATGTTGCCATGAGTTCAGACTATATCTTCACCGCAATCGGTGCTTCCCGTTTCCAATCCACTTGGATTGTACTCTACTCACTTCCACGATTCAAACGTGCGCTTTCGATAGTCGTTGAGCCTTCGTCCAGCATACACTGAACGCTTGGTTGCTGATTGTCCCAGAGGGAGTTCCAGCAGTTAAGGAAGTTTAAGACGTGTGGCCCGAAAAAGTTAAACCACACCCAACACAGATACCCGCTTGCACTCGTTATGGACGTAATGCTCTGCGGGTCGTCCACCAAAACATTCCAATTGGTTCGCAACACCAATTGCGTTCTCCTACGAACTGCTGCATGTCACCATGCAGACTAGGCTATATCTTCACCTAAAACAAGGTGTCCCCCGTTTCCACTTCGCTTGAAGCGTACTTCCTCTCGGAATAGCCGTCACACGTTCCGTTGACATATTCAAAACGATACTTCTCCCCATCAATCCAAGTATAAGGTTTGACGTTCGTCACAACGTTACTGATTGTAGTTCTCTTCTTACCATAAGCCCTAGCGCATTCAGTAACCGTGGAGAAAACCCTCCCATCATTCAAACACCTAACCTTTCTTGTTCTAGGATTGTACTTACCAAACCTTATTTCAGCTGGTCTATCGTTCATCACAGTATCTTTGTATTTGAAATAGTAAGTTGCCTCCAAATCATACATCTCCTCTCTGGAATCCGCACAATCGACCCAAACAACTTCAATGTCCTTATACAACTTCAAACCATGGTCTCTGATATAATCATATATCCTTTGATTGCTATGCTTGCTGCCTTTTATTACAAGATTATGCTCCTTCATTCTTTCAGCAGGTCTAGCGGAACTTCCGACATATATGACTTTATCCGTACTCTTCTCCTTGAACAAGTAGACTATATACATCACACCCTTCATCATATAACGTTATAGTCAATGTACCCTTTATTGATAACTACGTCAACGGCTTCGCTCGGTATTGTCCTTTCATCAAGGAGTTCCACCGAATTAAAGGGATTTAAAGAGAGCTAGACAGTCAACCCTCTAAAGATTATCTGCTGGCCGCTTGGTATGAACGTCAAAGTATGCTCTGATTTGGGAATCTTCCACATGTTCCCAACCTGCAATCTGTTTATCGCCCATACAAGCTGCGCTCTGGTGGAATCCCAGTTGGTGTTGAAATACCGCCTCACGACCAGCACATTAGGCTTCAACCCATAGTTGAACCAATACTTCATCATCATGAATATGTACCAAAGGGCAGTGGTCGTACTCTTCTTGCTCCCTCTACTGCCCTTCACAACCCTATAGCGTTTGGTACATTTCCAGAACTCGTCATATCCACCGCCAACAATGGAACGAAGACTCAACTGTACATTAGCCAAACCACAACCTCCAAATGAATAAGATTAACCCAATTATAACTACAGATTAGGCGTTTTTTCTAGCGTATCAATCCCCACTCTGCGAACTTCTCGAAGCCACCGACAACCTTTATGTACTCACGAGCAATGTCCACTATCTCCGCATACGGTCTATTGTCCACAGTGTCGTCCCCTATGGCGCAGCTAAGCTCAACAGGCTCACCCATGACCTGCGCCTTGAGCCAGGCGTAGATGTTCACGGAGACATCCGCTTTGGACAAATCCTTCCCATGCAGTCCACCGCCTGTGATTGAATCGCCCATGTCGGAACCAAGCTTCCTGTTGGTAGCCCCGGAGTCCACGTTGAGCCCACCGTCCCAATAGCCCAATGGATTGACTATGGCGGTGCTCCAGTACTGTTCAAGCTCACCGCTGTCGGCATTGCTCTGGCAAATCACAACCTTGTCTCCGTCCATTATGTACTTGCCATCGAACGAATGGTCGGCGTATATCCTTTTGGCAAGCTCGGTCAAATCCAACTGCTCCTGCGTAATGGGCATACCCTTGAATATGCCGTTGTCGCCGCAGCGCAGACCCTTGGATTGGTTCAAGCTTAGCTTTGCATCCTGCTCAACACACCACAAGTCCACACGAATCCATTCATTGCCAGTCAAACGCTTCACAATGTCATTCACAACATTTGTTGGAAACCAAACAGAAGATTCCGCTATAATGTGGCATTTTCCATGCCCCAAAAGCACCTCGACTGCGACACGGGGATTCTCCTCCTGCGTGTACGCATAGTCCACCATGGCACCGGCTATCCTATCCGCAACCTTATCGGGATGACTTGGATTGACCTTCTCGAACATTCAAACTCCTCCTATACCTAATCTATCAGTTTCATATAAACAAATCCAATTCTAACTTCTCCATACCCAAGCGACGTTTTAATCAATTCCTTGTATTTTTCTAGAAAGACACCTTTCTCGCCTACAAAAACAGATGGAGTGTTTGTACATATTATAAGTTCCCAACACTTTCTTCTATTTACAAAACTGTAACCGCA